GATGTCTTGTGACGACGGGACCTGCCCAGCAGAAATTACTCCGCTTTCGCGAAGCATCCATGTAAGCAGGTCCCGGACAGTCATTTCACTACGACTTTGGCGCAGTAAAAACAGGCGTGGGCTTGGTCGGAGGCAAAGGCTCCGACTTTGTTGTTGCTGCCAATTCTTCTTCCTTAGAATTGACAGTCACCACCAAGGGCACCCCCTTGGCATCGAACTCATTCACACTTTTCACATGCTTGGGATATTCCACAAACTGATAGTCTGGAAAATCAAACCCTTGCACCTGATAAAGCTGCCGAGCAGGTTTCAGTTGAAAGCTCATAACTCAATTCCTTACATATTCGCAGGAACGTCGGGCACGATGCAAGCCCACTCCGGCCGCAACCAAAGATACCCATACAGCACGTCAAGCCTAGTTGGAAACTGATCCGTGGCAATGATATACTGCGTAATCATCCTCATGCTCACGCCGTCAAAAGTTTCCCGTGCGGCCTCATGCACACCACCAGGCAGTTCCAAGTCAGCAGTTGCAAAAGTAACCGCTTCTTTGCAAAAAGCAAAGTTCTTCCGGTAAGACGTGCTTGCACCAAGAACCTGAGTGATAAGCGCGCCGTTTGCGGGGGAAGCAGTTACTGTTTGGTATTGAGCCGGCGTGTAAGGGTTTGTGCTGGTTGGCGGAATGATGGCAGGGTAGATCGGGATTGACGTGCTTCCTGCCGGCACTGCCGCAGTAACAACAAATTGCTTCAGCGCGCCAGTGTCTTGGCTGGTGATGTGGTTGACACCATCGACGTTAGCAAAAGTGATAATGTCTCCAAGATTGAGCGTTCCCGTAGTTGCATTCACGACAATGGTGTAGCCACTTTGGGCTGCACCATTGACCGTATTTGCAGTTGCAGAGAACGTGCCGTTGGTGTGGATAAGGACTGTCTGATCCTGCATCCACAGAAACCCAAGAGCCTCATACATCCGGCCGGAGACAAACTGCTCCGAAATCGTGGTGACAGGGTTAAAAAGACCCTGCAAAGCACTTACAATGCGCGCCTGGCTAAAAGGCCCTTGGACCACTTTTCTGTTTGCCATCGGCGCGGAATTGTTGTCCAGGGTAGCATTGGCCATGAGCCACTGCGCAGAGCCTGGGCTAAGCAAAGTCCCCGTCGATGACAGGTTAGGAACAATGTTGCAAATGCCCCCTTCCACACTGCCCATTACATCCGAAGCAATGGCACCGGCCAGTTTATTGACCGCTGGAGCCAGCACACGCTCGGAGTAATCATCCAGCGAAAGGCTGCGGTCCACAGACGTGAACGCCAGATCAACACCTTTCTGCGTGGCCATGACCAAGGTCATGCTGGTTTCCACGGTATTCTGCGCACTCAACGCAGCCCCGGTCCTCACCACGTAATCGTTGGGAAGCCTGATTTGCAGCTGGCTGCCAATCTTGGCCCCGTTCTGTGCAAACCTGTCATCATACTGCATATCCAGGTTGCGCAGGAAAGCGTTGCTATTCCGCCAGAGACGCACAGCCTCTCTGGTAATCATGCCGATAGTAAGAAGTGTATTTGCCATTTGTCCATTCCATTCAAGTTGAATGGGGCTATGCCCCTGGGCTGGACGAGGCCCTTAACGTCCAAGCAGGGTTATGGCGGACCCTTCCCGGCGGCACTTACCCCTGCCTGGGGTCAACGTAGTTTTAGCGCCGTCCTGCAGCTTTTCGTTCTGCAATCTGCGCTTCTCGCAACGCGAACCAATCCTGCTGGGAAAGGCTTTTGTCGCTAAGATCTTTGCTGGCAGGAGGAGTCCTGCCATTCACAGGCACCATTGGGGTAGGTGCCTTGCTTGCATCTACAGGTTTTGGCCCTGGTTTCTGCGCCAACTTTGCCAATTCCAAAGCCATTTTACCAGTGGGCATTTCAAATATCTCACTGGCCTTATTAAGGTCATTAGCCAAAGCGTAAAGAATGTGCTCGGCTGCGCCAGTTTCCAGTGCAGTCTGCAGCACATTTGGGGGAACCCCGCCAAGGTTTTTCAATGCCCCTAGCTTTTCCACAAAGTCAGGATAGGCAGCCTTGCCCCGCTCCGCAGACTCATTTTCCCTGCTTTGCGCCTCGCGCTGCGCAAGCAAGAGCTGAGCGCGTTGCTCAGCCAAAGCGTTGACTTCATCCTCGGTCATGGCCGGGGACTTTCGGCCATCAGCGGACTGGGTCTCTGGTGTGCGGAGCTTTGCCAATTCTTCTGTAAGCGCATCATGTGCAGCCTTAGTCAAGGTTAAAGTCTGCCTTGTATCCGCATGACGCCGCTCTTCTTCTCGCAGACGAGCCGTCAAACTATCAATCCGTTTCACGAACCATGGTGGAAGCTTGGCGGGAGTGGCATCAGCCCCATCAACTATGCCACTCCCGCCTTCGGCAGCAGGAGCTTCTCCGCCCAACGGAACGGGAGCTTCAACTGCGGAACCTTCGGTTAAGGTCGGTTCAACCAAAGGTTCTGCCGAACTGTCAGCCATTAGTGGACACTCCCACCATTTGCAAGCATTTCAGGGTCAAAAACTTGCTGAGTGTTCATGGTGCGGTGTTCACGCAAGGGCCTATCTAGTATCAACGCTTCACTTATCATGGCCTTTTGCTTTTCGTCAATGGGCAACGTGAGCATGTGCGCCAACGTGGACCGAGCCGGTTCAAGGAATTTTCCAAAGTGTTCCTTTGCAAACTTCCTCTGATTAGGATGCCATCCCCGCCATTGGCCCCGAGGGCTGTCCTCCCTGGCCATTATCTCCCAAAACTCCGCCGCCATTTCCTCCGCTGTTGCTTTGATCAGATGGTGGCAATAGACTTGGTTCTTGAACCGCCTGCGGCGCTTGATTGGTTGGGTCATCTAAGTCCTTTACTGTTTTTTGAAGATGAAGCGAAAGTGCTTCGGTTATCATTTGTTGGATAACCGGTTTTAGTGTTTCCGGGTCCAATGCTGCCACCAAGGCTTTCATTCTGTCCGTTTCAGCATTGTAAACGTCGATTTCTTTTTGTGCGTCTTTGTTCTTTTCCTTTGTTCTAAGTCCCGCATTTTGCTCTGCGGTTTTTGTGGCAAACTCTTGCACATTTGCCATGGCCACGGTAAGGTCTTGCACTTGTTTTTGCAGTGCAAGTTCTTGTGGGCTTGGTCCTTCCCCAAGAATATTTGGGGGCACAGTTCGACGCAACCGCTCTGCGGCCTCATCGGCTAGGTCAAAGCTGGCACTTTTCATCAGCAAATCCCCAACCAAGGGAATAAGCTGTGGGGCTTGAGTTATGAGAAGAACCAAGCTTTGGAAAGTTTCTTCCTTCTTTGTCCCCCAATCTGGCCCAACTTCAGCAACTACCTCATATTTTCCTTTGTGCGGGTTCAGGATAATTGCTGCCGCTTCCTGATTTTCCCTCTCCACCAACGCATAATGCTGCGCAGCTTGTGGATCAATCATGACCTCCATTTTGCTTCCATCTGGATTGGAAGCATACATCACCCTTCGAGTATCGTAGATGATGGGAATAAGGTTCATAATAATCATGCAAGTATAACGGATGGCACGGGCCTGGGCGTCGATGTAGTGATAGGTTGCTGTGTCTCCTTGCCTCTGGCGGTTAGAAATGGCCGTGCCGCTGCGTTCGTTGGACGGTTCCCCCATCATAGCGGAATACTGTCCAGAGACAAATGTCATGTCCCGCATGGAAGTTTCCATGCCTTGCAAATAAGCAGGAGCAGCTACAGGAGGAGGGATTTTTTGTGGGGGCGGAATTGGCTGACCATCTTCATTAAACGCCCGATAAGTTAGCAAAGCTGGATTGTCAATATTCGACCTTCTCCATACATCAACCTGCCCTTCCACTGCTTCCTGAGGAGCCATCCAAGGGCTTTTTGTTTGCAAAGCCACAAATTCTGTCCCAGCCGTGGCCCAGTAATTATACATCCTTTGCGGATCACGAAGTGCTCGGGCATGGCCGGGGCGGTCCATCTTCCCATCAATCTGATATTCTTCCGGCACCACGCGGACAACAGGAATAAACATAGCAGGATATTCCACCCGCTCATGAATGTCATTTCCGATAATCAGAAACCACTCAATGCTGGTTTTGATCGTGTTTCTTACTGTGTGGGGCATACCGTCGCGAAAGTCGGCCAACAAATCGGCCGGGATATCTTTTTCCACTAAAGAAGTCTTTTCCCCTGTTTTGGGGTCAGCAAAGGTGAAAAGCCTGGTTTTGGTATATTTCTTCCGCATATACTCCGCCATGCGGACTTTATCTTTGCCCATCCAACTAGACACACCGGTATCTCCAAGATTGAACCTTGGAATAGGCTTGTCTTTGTATTCGGGGTAGGCTAAAAGAAATTCTTTTCGATCCATTTCCTTGTAAATAAGGCAAAACTCTGCATCACTTCCATCCAATTTCTTAATATAAGGGTCCAACAACACACTTAACGGATCATCCACTATCTCAATCAAAATCTCCTGCTCATCACTATCATGAGCTTTGTAATCTGTTCTAACTCTCCAATATCCCCACCCTGCATCTACTGCATCATCCATAGCCTTAGTATAAGCATCTTGCGCCTGTGAATGGGCCTCAATCTGGCGAAAAATTGCATTGTAGGCAAGAGCACTTCGATAAGTGGCCTGGCCGCCGACAGGCTTTGCCAACATAGTTGGCTTGTTCTTCTTCGCATCATTTTTCACAATGAGGCAATGCTGGCGAACCTTGTTGATAGTAAGATAAGGTTTTTGCTCCCTATCCCTTTCCTGCCTTACCGCCTCCGGCCATTGGTATTGATTGATATTATCCGCAACAACGAACCTTTTATCATCAATAAAATTCCGCCGAGCATAGTGCTCCCATTCTAGTGTATCTTTCCACCGTTGCTTTGCTTCAGCAACAATCTTCTCATCAGCACTTAGCCCATCCAACTGCGCGGCCGGGCGTTCGCCATAAACAGCTTCATCAGGACTAACCATAGTCTACCTCATCCACCCATTTCCGGGGGAATTGAAATTGCTTCTCGGCGCAGGGGCGCGAAGTGCTTCGAGACCATCTTTTGGGTCTTCAGACAAATTTGCCGCCACAGCAATGGCACGTTCAATCGCCACAGCAAAATACCGAAACCCATCCGCGCCATGGCTGGTCTCATCATGGATAGGCTTGCTGCCTGCGCGGTTGCCGATGTTCCAAGCATAGTTACTTAGGGCTTTTAGGCCTTCTTTTGTGTTTGCCTCATCAAACATACACAAAGGAAAAACCTCTCTTGCCGCATTGATACCAGCGTTGACGCTGATCTTTGGCACAATCCTCACTTTAAGCCCAGCCTTGCGCATTATTTGACTGATGCTAAGGCCAGTGCGCAAATCTTGCTGCTCCGCATCATGAGGAAGCCAATGATTGCCATAGACATACATCCGGTCCTGAAGGACACTAAGGTAGTGACGAATGGGTTTCATGCGGTTTTGGTAGTAGTCTATGATATGGTAACTTTGTCCGATCTTTTGAACAAACCAGATTGCTGTGTGGTCTTGCCACCCCAAGTCCCAAAAGGTATAGACAGGATATAAGCTGTTATAAGGAACCGAGGTAATTCTGTTCTCGTTGTAGACCCGTCGCATCTCTTCTGCATAAATAGCTCCTTCCAACACAACCCTGGGATAGCCGAGCCACACATGCAGATATTTGTCATAATCCGTTTCTTTGTCATGGTTAATTTCATCCCAGATTGCGGAGGAAATCCAGCTTTCTGGGATGTCAGTGTAGTTGATCTTGACCACGATTGAATTACGGGGCTTTACTTTGGCCAAGACAAAAGTTTGATAAATATAATCACTTGCCTCGTCAGGGTTGAACTCAATCCAAATCTCACTTCCTTCCTTGCGGATGGTGGGGACAAGGATTTTCATTGCCTCAAGGCTGATCTTTGCTGCTTCTGCTACCCAGCAAATATCAACACCCTCAAAAGACTTAATCTTCGACGGATTAGTCATAATCCCCATAAACCTAATCTCTCCACCATTCACTGCTCGGATGGAGTCATGCATTATCTCAAAGAAAAGCCCTTCCAGATGGGCACTGCGGATTTGATCTACAAGAAGTTTGTAGCTGGAGTCTGCCAAAGAGTTTTGATATTCCCTGGTGCAAAGC